CATATCGCATCGCGGACAACCAGACCGCGACGCTGGCCGAGTGGGACATGGACCTGCTGCCGATCGAACTGAAAGACCTGCAGCAGGCCGAGTACGACCTGAGCCTGCTGGGCTTCGATGAGACCGAACTGGCGAAGATGCTCGACGGCGACGTGTCCGAGGGCCTGACCGACCCGGATTCGGTGCCCGAACCGCCGGACGATCCGATCACGCAGCGCGGCGACATCTGGGTGCTAGGCGACCACCGTCTGATGTGCGGCGACAGCGGCAGCGTCGAAGACCTGGACCGCCTGCTCGACGGCGCGACCATCGATCTGGTTTCGATGGACCCCCCGTATAATGTCCGCGTCGAACCGCGTAGCAGCACGGCCATCGCCGCCGGGCTGTCGAGCTTCCAGAACAAGAAGGCCCAGCTCCACCACCAAGGCTTCGACCAGGCCCGAGGCGTGACCGATCCGAAGAAGGCTCGCAAGAAGATGCGGGCGAAAGATCGGCCGCTCGAGAATGACTTCGTCACCGACGACGCGTTCGATGAGATGCTTCTGGCCTGGTTCGCCAACGCCTCGCGCGTGCTCAAGCCGGGCGGCTCGTTTTTCATCTGGGGAGGGTATGCCAACCTCGGCAACTACCCCGCGCCGCTCAAAGCCGCAGGGCTGTACTTTTCGCAGGGCATCGTCTGGGACAAACAGCACCCGGTGCTGACGCGTAAGGACTTCATGGGCGCGTTCGAGATCTGCTTCTACGGCTGGAAGGAAGGCGCGGGCCACGAGTTCTACGGCCCGAACAACGCCACCGACCTCTGGCACGTCAAGAAGGTCAACCCGCAGGCGATGGTCCACCTGACCGAGAAGCCGGTCGAGCTGGCGGTGCGCTCGATTCAGTACTCGTCGTTGCCGGGGCAGAACGTTCTCGACCTGTTCGGCGGCAGCGGCTCGACCCTGATCGGCTGCGAGCAGACCGGGCGGCGGGCATTCCTGATGGAGCTGGACCAGGCCTACTGCGATGTGATCGTCGAGCGATGGGAGAAGTTCACGGGCCGGAAGGCGGAGCGGATCGAAGCGGAGGCCGTGACTGAGACAACCCCGAGGCAGGCCGGGGCTGTCGAGGAGGTGGCGGTATGACGCTGCGTTCAGGTCTTGCTGGCCAGGGCGAACTTGCCGCGCTCGGCTTTGACGAACCGGCTGGCGTCGCCCTTGGTTTTGATCTCACGCAGGATCGAGGCGTAGAGCGTGTTGGCGGGCGTCTTGCCTTCGCCGGGCGTCCACAGCTCGCGTTCGACGGCCAGGTCCACGATGTCCTTGCAGCGCATCGGGTCGCCGGTGCCCAGGCTCAGCAGGTGCGCCGCCGCGTCCAGCAGGCTCATCGGCTTGGCGTCATTGGCCTCACGTTGGCCACCCGTCGCGGCACGTTCGCCCGTGTCGCGCTGCGGCGCGTCGGTGGCGTCCTTGGTCGCCCGGTTGGCCTTCGTCGCGACGGGGGCCGCGTCGTCGAGGCACTTTCGCAAGCGTTGGGCGCTCTTGATCCTGATGGCCTTGCCGGTCTTGACCGATGTGCCGACCCAGCCACCGTTGTCATGCTTACGGTCGATCTTCACCGGCACGAGGTTGCTGGCGACCTTGACGAGGTAGGTCGCGCCGGTTTGTACGTCGGACTTCTTCATCGCATGTCTCCTTGCTGGAGGGTGAACGGGAAACGCTCAGCGACATTCGCCGAGCAGGTCTTCGATTTCTTGCGGCTCGTTGTTCGAGAGGAACGCCAGCGTCTCGATGAGCTTCTCGCGGACGTGCCCGAGGTCGCCGGGGTAGCCCCAGTCGGCCGCGTTGGCCTTCGCGTTCGTCTTGTGCTTGTCGAGTTCGAGCTCGATCCAGTCCATCACGCGGGCGATGTCCTGGCGGCGTTCGTCGTACAGTTCGCGGGCGGTTTGCTTCGTGGCCATGGTGTGGTCCTTTCGTGGTTAGCAGTTGCTCAGGCGGAGCAACTCGCGGTGGTAGTCGTTGATCTCCGAGTTCGAGCCGGTGTACCCGTCGAGTTGGAACTGCAGGCACTCGGCCATCGAGAAGATGTCGTCTTCGCAATCCGCGTTGACGTAGTGCTTACGGCCATCAGGGGATTCCGGGGAGAGGATCGTCACCTCGATGATGTCCGGTCCGTTGTGCATCCCGTCGCGGCGCTGGGCGGTGGCGTACCAATGTCCCGATTGCCCGTTGATCTCGTGGCGTCCTTCGAAGTCGATTCGTGTGATTCGCATGGCTGTCTCCTTGTCTTGGGGTTAGTCCTTGATCTGCTCGACGCGGACGAATATGTCGCTGCAGAAGCCCCGGCGTGCGGCCTGCTCGCGTGCTCGCTCACGGGCGCTGTCGAGGTCGTTCGCTGCCAATGTCCAGGTGGTGACCACGCTGCCATCGCGGACCTCGGTGGCGGTAGCGCGGTATGCCTTGGCGTTGGCCAGGGCGGCGTCGCAGGCGGCTTCAAGCGCGGCCTTCACGCCCCAGACGCTGACCTCGTGGAAGTCGAGGCAGTCGCGTTTGCGGGCGGTCAACGTCTCGATGCCCAGGTGCTCGGCGGCGATCCGTTCCAGGGCCTTCTGCATCCTTTTCTGTTCGCTGTTCGTCATGGCCTATCTCCTTGTATTGCCTTGGTTTACACACACATTCAGCCATGGAATCGCGACCCCATCAAGGCAATTAACTGCCTGTGGCGAAAGAACTTACAGATTCCCGCAAGCTCGCACGGGGGCTAGAGATATGACCGCCGAAACGCCGAAAATCACGGCCCTGACGCCTGCCCAGGCGGCGAAAATCCTCGCCACCGCTGGCAGTCGCCGCATCACCGAGGCGATGGTCCGCGCCGACATCGACGCCGGTGCCCCGACCAACGCCGACGGGACCGTGAACCTGGTGCATTACGCCGCCTGGCTGGCGCGGGAGGTGGCCGGTGGCGATTGACCCGCGCCAACTGCGACCGTCGATGCTGACGCGGATGCTGAACTCCACGCCGCTGGGCGAGGTGATCAGCGAGCGGCAGCTGCGCCGTCACCGCAACCGGGCGGGCTACCGCATCGGCGACGAGAAACACGTCGACCTGCTGCGCTATGCCGCGTGGCTGGTATGGCTGCGTCACAACCCCGAACCGGAGAAGCAGCCTGCCGACTACGAGGCGATGAAAGAGGCGGCTCGCGCCCGCAATGCGGAGCTGTCGGCCATCGGCCGGGACATCGGCGACATCCCCGAGGTGGTCGATCCGAAGCGCAAGGCGCGGGCGCGCGAGGACTTTCGGTTCTTCTGCGAGACGTATTTCCCTGAGACGTTCTGTCTGCCGTGGTCGGACGATCACCTGAAGGTCATCAGCAAGATCGAAACCGCCGTTCTGCGCGGCGGGCTATTTGCCATGGCGATGCCGCGCGGCAGCGGCAAGACCACGCTGGCCGAGACGGCCTGCATCTGGGCGATGCTCACCGGCGCGCGGGAGTTCGTCTGCCTGATCGGCTCGGACGCCGGGCACGCCCGCAACATGCTCGAAAGCATCAAGGTCGAGTTCGAGACCAACGAGCGGTTGCTGGAGGACTATCCCGAGGCGGTCTACCCGATCCACGCGCTGGAGCGCATCCACAACCGGGCCAAGGGCCAGCTCTGCAACGGCAAGCACACCCGGATCGTCTGGACGGCCGACGAGATCGTCCTGCCGACGATTCCCGACAGCGCCGCCTCGGGCGCGATCATCCGGGTGGCGGGCATCGAGAGCCGCATCCGCGGCATGAAGTACAAGCGGGCCGACGGCCGGGCCCTGCGTCCGTCGCTGGTGGTGCTGGACGACCCGCAGACCGACGAATCGGCCCGCAGCGATCAGCAGGTCCGGGCGCGGATGGAGACGCTCAACGGCGCGATCCTGAACCTGGCCGGGCCCGGTCAGAAGATCTCCGGCATCATGCCGTGCACGGTAATCCGACCCGAGGACATGGCCGATCAGATTCTGGACCGCGACAAGCACCCGGCCTGGGGCGGCGAGCGGACGAAGCTGATCTACGCCTTCCCGTCCGACGAGAAGCTCTGGGAGCAGTACGCCCAAATCCGGGCCGACAGCTTCCGCAACGACGGTGACGGCCGGGAGGCCACCGAGTTCTACGCCGCCCGCCGCGAGCAGATGGACGCCGGCGCGGTGATCGCCTGGCCGCAGCGTCACAACGAGGATGAACTGTCGGCTATCCAGCACGCCATGAACCTGCGATTGCAGGATGAACGGGCGTTCTGGGCCGAGTACCAGAACGAGCCGTTGCCCGAGGATGAAGGCGACGGCGATCAACTCTCCGCCGAGGCCATCGCCGCCAAGACCAACGGCCACCCGCGCGGCAGTGTGCCCATCGGGGCCAGCCACCTGACCATGTTCATCGACGTTCAGGGCAAGATGCTCTTTCACGCCGTGGTTGCGTGGGAAGATGACTTCACCGGCTACGTGCTCGATTATGGAACCTATCCCGATCAGCAGCGGTCGTATTTCACGCTGCGAGAAGCGCAAAAGACGCTCGGTCGAGCCGCGCCGGGCGCGGGATTGGAAGGCTCGATCTACGCCGGGCTGGAGAAACTCACCGACGACTATCTCTCTCGCCGCTGGCGACGGGACGACGGGGCCGAACTGCGCATCGAACGCTGTTTGATCGACGCCAACTGGGGCCAGTCCACCGACGTGGTCTATCAGTTCTGCCGACAGTGCGGCCACGCCAGCCTGGTCATGCCCAGCCACGGGCGCTACGTCGGCGCGTCGAGCATCCCGTTCAGTGAATACAAGCGGAAGCGCGGCGAGCGGATCGGCCATCACTGGCGCATCCCTAACGTTCAGGGACGCCGCCAGGTGCGCCACGTTCTGATCGACACCAACTACTGGAAGAGCTTCATCCACGCCCGGCTGTCGGTGGCGATGGGCGATCCGGGATGCCTGTCGCTGTTCGGCCGCAAGCCCGCTGAGCATCAGCTCATCGCCGAGCACATCACCGCCGAATACCGCGTGCAAACCGAAGCGCGAGGCCGCGTCGTGGATGAATGGAAGCTGCGTGCTGGCGGGCCGGACAATCACTGGTTCGACTGCCTCGTCGGCTGCGCCGTGGCGGCGTCCATTCAAGGCGCGGTGTTGCCAGGCACCGAAGCCAAAGCCGCTCCCGCACGGCAGCGGCTGCGGCTGTCCGAGATTCAAAGGAGCATGCGATAGATGGCTCAGGCAACCGACAAACCATCGCTCCAGCAGAAGCGTGGCCTCGAATGTCCCAAGTGCGGCTGCGCCCATTTTCGCGTGCTCTACACCCGCAGAGCGCTTGGTGGTCGCCTGCTGCGTCGCCGTGAATGCCGCTACTGCGGGCGGCGAATCACGACGTATGAGCAGAGCGCATAGTCGGATTCGGCCTCTCAAGTTCTATATGCGGAACAATCTTCGCTGATCGCCACATATCTCCGTCAAATCGCCTTTCGGCCGGGTAATCGACTAATAGGCGGCCATGGTTCGGTCGCCTGTTGGAGACCTGCGTGGCCGAGACTCTCGACAACTCGATCAAGACCAACGCTGAAGGCCCGGCCAAGGCCAGCGGGGATTCGGGGTCCGTCGAGCAGCACGGTCTCGCTGACCAGATTGCCGCCGATAAGTACCTCGAATCCAAGAAGGCCAGCCGGTCGAAGGGACTCGGCATCAAGCTGGCCAAGATTGCGCCGGGAGGGACCGTCTGATGTGGCCGTTCCGCAAGACCAGGAAGGCTTCCTCTCAGGTACGGTCCCTCCCAGCGGTGGTCCGTGCCCGCTACGACGCGGCCCAGACCACGGCCGAGAATGCCCGGCACTGGGCAATGGCCGACGCGCTGTCGGCTGACGGTGCCGCCTCGGCCGATGTACGCCGCAAACTCCGCGAGCGTGCCCGGTACGAAGTGGCGAACAATAGCTACGCCAAGGGCATCGTGCTGACCATCGCCAACGACTGCATCGGCACCGGCCCGCGTCTGCAACTGCTTACCGACGACGCCCGCGCCAACCATGCTGTCGAAGCCGCCTTCGCCGAGTGGGCCAAGGCGGTGAACCTGGCCGAGAAGCTCCGCACGATGCGGCTGGCCAAGGCGACCGACGGCGAAGCGTTCGCCGTCATGACCGCCAATCCGAACGTCGATTCGCCAGTGATGCTGGATGTGCATCTTGTCGAGGCCGACCGCGTGGCGTCGCCGATCATGTCGGTGCTGCCGACGATCAGTGACATCGACGGCATCACGCACGATGGATGGGGCAACCCGCAAACCTACACGATCCTGCATCAACACCCCGGCGACATGACCGCGTGGAAGACGCAGTACGACCTGGTGCCCTCCGACGCGGTGGTCCACTGGTTCCGCTCGGATCGGCCCGGCCAGCATCGGGGCATTCCGGAGATCACGCCCGCGTTGCCATTGTTCGCGCAGTTGCGGCGCTACACGCTGGCAGTGATTGCCGCCGCCGAGACTGCCGCCGACTTTGCGGCGGTGCTGTTCACCGACGCCCCGGCCAACGGCGAGGCCCAGGCCCTCGAACCCATGGATGTGGTCGAGCTCGAGAAGCGCATGGCCACGGTGCTGCCGGATGGTTGGCGGCTGGGACAGATCGAAGCGCGGCAGCCGACGACCAGTTACGCCGAGTTCAAGCGCGAGATTCTCAACGAAATCGCGCGTTGCCTGAACCTGCCGTACAACATCGCCGCCTGCAATTCGTCGGGCTACAACTACGCCTCCGGTCGCCTGGACCACCAGACCTACTACAAGTCGATTCGGGTCGAACAGGCCCATCTGGCGGAGACGGTGCTCGACCGCATCTTCGCCGCCTGGATCGACGAGGCCATGCTCACGTCGGAGCTTTCCATACTTCGCACAGTGCGAAGTATGCCGCACCAGTGGTTCTTCGACGGCACCGAGCACGTCGATCCGGCGAAGGAAGCCAACGCCCAGGCCACCCGACTGGCCAGCAACACCACCACGCTCGCCATCGAATACGCCCGCCAGGGCAAGGACTGGGAAACCGAACTGCATCAGCGGGCCAAGGAAAAGCAACTCATGGCCGAACTCGGGCTCACGGAGGAGCCTCGAGCGGCCATCGAAGACGAAGACGAGGAGGT